AACTGCAGTTCCTCTTATTTCTTTAAAGGTTGTCATTCAACCTCCTTAATTATTCTGGAGCAGCCAGCCCTGAGTTGTATCTACGTATACTAAAGTGAAACCTGCTCTTTCGGTTGCAACAGTTAAATCTGCAGCTGTTCCTTGAATGTTATGTCCGTTTCTTGCAATAGTTAAATTATTAGTATCAAATGTTCCTGCGTAATCTATGAAAGAAATAAAATCACCTATAGTTGCAGTTGTTGGAAGTGTAACGGTAAATGCTCCGCCTGTTGTATTACAAAAATATCCATTACCTGCGACCGCGTTTGCTGGATCTGCAGTAATGACCGCTTGCCAAGCAGCACCACCAGAAATATCTCCGAATGATGCAGTAGTTCCATCAGTTGTTAAAACTTGTCCTGCAGTTCCCATAGTGATTCCACCAAAAGAACCGTTATCATTAAATTGAATTTGTTTATCGGATCCACCTGGAGGGGATGCTAATGCAATATCAATAATATTAGTGCCATTAGAGTAAACGAATTTTTGTCCTTTATCAGTAGCTGCAAAAGTAACCCCTGTTCCAGAAACTGTTTTTACTTGTACAGTAAAAGAACCAGTAGTCCCATTTTCAAGAACGTAAATTTTTTCAATTGAATCTGGAATAGTTACAATTTGATTTCCTGTAATGGTTCCTGTAAATTTTATAATTGCATTTCTACCATTAGATAGAGTACCGTCTGTTACTGCAAGAGCTGTAGTTTGTGCTCCTCCAGCAATAGATACTTCTTGATAACCTGCAAAACCTTGTTGTATTAATTGTAAATTGGTATTTGTTTTATCTCCCCACGTCCCAGAGTTTTCCCCTGTGACCATTAATTCTAAACCTAAATCTGTATATGTAGATGCCATTTTATTATATCCTTATTAATATTAATATTATAGTTTCATTATGCTGCAATATCAACCTCAGTCCATACTGAGGTAGAGCCTTTATTTACTTCTGTCCAAGTAACAGAAGATCCAGTATCTACTTCAGCCCAAGCTATTACTTGAGATTGGCCTATTGCAATACTTAAAGAAGATCCTGTTACTGTTACATTAGCATTTGCTGATATTATAACACTTCCTGTAGAACTAGTTAGACTAGAGCCTGTTACCTCGGCTATTACTACTGCGTCTACATCTCCTACAGAAGCAGTTAAAGATTGACCTGTAGCAGTAACATTAGCATCAGCTGCTGTTCCTTCATTTCCAATAGTTATGCCTAAACTAGATCCAGTAACCTCTACTACCGCAACTGCGTCTACCGTTCCTAAAGCAGAAGTTAAGGAAATTCCTGTTACATCTACTTGTTGATTTAAATCAACTGTCGTAGAACCAATATCTGAAGTTAATTCTGATCCAGTTGTAATAGGACCAACCGCTATTTCAGCAGTAACATTTGCAACCGCTAATGTTAAATCATGTTCAGCAACATTGACAGAAATATTTCCATCCGCAGCAATGTCTACACTATTTACTTGAGCAGATAAAGATTGTCCAGTAAGAGTAACAGTAGCACTTCCTTCTATATCTTCATTACCGATTGCAGAAGTTAAGGAAGTTCCCGTTACATTAATATTTGCATCTGCATTAGTAATTAAATTACCGACTGCAGCAGTTAATGAAATTCCCGTTACATTAATATCAACACCAATACTAACAGTAACAGAATTTATTTGTGTAGTTAAATTAGTAAGATTGTTTCCTTCGCCCCAAGCAAATTCTCCCCATGCTCGTTCACCCCAAGCATTAGAAATAGAAACATCTATGCCATTATCTCCCCAGGCTTGTTCGCCCCAATCGTTAGAACCCCAAGGAGACGCTGACATGCGTTACTCCTTAACTAATTCTTAAGATCGCAGCTGTACTAGTATATGCTGGGAATTGAACTGTGAAAGTTCCTGCAGTTGCAGTTTTATCTCCACCGAAATCCAAAACACACACAGCAGCATTAGCATTACTAGTGTTATAAATTAATGCGCCTCTTGCAGTTAATGTTACACCTGTAAAAGATAAATTACTGTAATTAGTAATTGCTGTATTTACAGAAAGTGAAGTTCCAGTATTTACTAGTGCTTTTCCTCCAGCAGAATATCCCCCTGTGCCAGAACTAGCTTCTCCACCTGTGGTATAAGAAGTAGTAGATTTTCCAATAACCGCTGTATTTTGATACAACGCTAATTTAAATTTATTACCACCTGCTCCTGATGTGTCGAAATCGTGTTCTGCTTGCAATAATTCTTGTTTAAAAGAATTGCATATTGCGTTTGATGTTATAGCCATTTTTATTCTCCTTATTAATTTTTTAAGATGGTGACGGAGAATCTATTTTAATTCTAGGTACTCCATCCATAAAGTCATCTCTACGTCTTCTGCCCATTTGTTGTAAAGCAAAAGCTTGTATTTCTTCATTATACTTGTCTGTATACAGTTTGTACATATCTAAAGGTCCTTTTAAATAAGAAAAAGCTTCAGATAAAACACCATATAATAATATAGATTGTTGATGTTGTGATAAATAAGTATTATTGCTTGCAGTAAAATGAGGGGGATCAATCACATAATTAATTTGAACTTGATAAGTAGAATTTGGGATAGGAGCTACCACTACAGTAAATTCATCCCACATAGCATACGATACAGGAACCCCACTAACACCAGATTCATTATATTCAGTAATATAAGTTTGGTCTCTTTTTTCTAAAAAATTTCTAACACCACTAATAATAGTTTCCATACTTCTCATTAATACAAAATCAGATGGCATGGTAATATATCTTTGTCCTGAAATAAAATTAGAAGTAGCATATTTTCTTAAATCATCATAATCTACTTTTCCAGCAACATTGTTTTCTACGTTAGTAAGAAATTGATCAATCAAAGTATCCGTTAGTACCGTATCTCCAACTTCAGTATAGTTTCTAATTTGTGTTAAAAATTGTGTATAAGTTATAGCCATTATGATATTAATATTTTTATTGTTCCTATTTCTATTATAGCCTGTCTTCTAGTGTTTTGAATAGACCCATTATCTGGAATCATTCCTGACGAATTAAAAGCAAAATCTCCAGGTAATTGTAAATCTACAGTGCACATACCCTCTCCTCCAGAATCTGCGTCTACACCATTAATAATTTCTGGTTGTTGAAAATCTTGTGATCTAACATTAGCCAAAGCAATTGCATCTGCTTTATGATAAGGAGGATCTAATTGTGGATGTTTAGCTTCATATTCAGAAATATGGACCCACGAACCTTGCCACTCTTTTACCATTTCTGTATATGGAAATGCAGCACCAGAACGATCTGATATAGATAATGATCTTTTTCCTCTTGCTTGATTTCCCATAATTAACCTGCTGGATAATAATTTTGAGGAGAAATATAAGATGAGGTTCTTTGTCCGTCTTCTTCTAATGCTCTCATGATTTCATCTTCATATAATTGTTTTAATAATTGAATTCTATCAGGAGCTATTTTTTGTGATAAATAATAAGCAAGTCCTGCACACATAGCAGGCATAAATCTGTACACAATATCAGCTGTATTAGTATAAGCACCAGCGTCTTCAATTCTTCCAATGTAATAATATTTTAAATAAGTATAAGTAGCTGCATCAGGAGCTTGGTATAAATATACTTGTGGTGTAGTTTCTCTAGAAATATAATATTGAGAAGGTTGTCCTGTTTGTCCTTTATTAGGAAGTGCTGCATAAGCAGAACGATCTATTTTTGTTAATGATACATCTTGTGTAGTAGTTGTTACTCCAGAAGTTGTAGAGATATATGCTTCTAATACATCGTTACAATCACTAGGCGCTGCATACTGAAAAGTACCAGCAGTTAAAGCTTGTGTTTGTAAAGTAACTTTCCATAAATGAACACCTCTGTTACCCCAATCAGAAAATAATAAATTTAATGATCTTCTAGCCGAACGTAAATCATGACCAGAGTTAGTTCTAATCCCACAACGTTCATAGGCTTCTTCTATGATGTCATCTATAGTTAAATTAAATGATGTAGTTCCAGAAGTTGCCATAAATCATGACCTACTTCTTTTTTGGTTTTTTAGAATCTTTTTTTGAACCTACTTTTCCAGTAAGTTTATAATTCTTTTTGCCGCCGCCCATTGGATATACCATAAAATACTCCTTTAAAGTTAGTTTCTCGTATTAATTTTTTACGATTGTATACTTTCTTGGATTGTACCACTTTAGACTTGTACCGTCTATCTCTTAACTTTTTTGCTATTGGATTTGATCTTTTTTCCATGAGTAGCTTTAATAACTTGTTTATACTTACCTTTCCATTTAGAACCTAATCCTGGCTCTAACTGTCTAGCCATTTGAGACCTAGATATTACCATGGTTTATATCTCACTTTCTCTTCTTCTTTAATCGCTCTTAACGATTGGTTTCTATTTTCGCCAGAATTCCATGATACATGGACCCAGCCACTGTCGGGCTCACCATCTTTATAAAACTCTAAGATTAATTGATCATATTCTAAATTATCTTTAATCCATTGAGCTAAATCTTTATTATCAACGCCTACCACTTCAATATCTGCTGCTTTACCTTCAGTATGCTGTGAATGAATACTAGAACCAATAGCAACACATAATTCACCAGATCTATATCCTGAAGATATAACTACAGGAGAATCAAAATGAGAACGAATAGGTTGTAATACATTTACACATAATGCTTTTAAATTATCAATTTGTGTTGGAGAAGGATTATTAGGAATTCCTTTTCGTTCAGCTGTTTGAGATTTAACTAATTCACTTAATTGAAAGTTTGCTGATAGTTTCATATCTTTAACCAAGGATACCAGAATGCTGTAACAAGTCTAGTCATATCATAAACATTGATCCAACTACATTCTAGCCATTCTGTTTCATAAGTATATTCTTGAAAATTACCTTCGTTAGGTATCCAATTTAATTTGTGCCTCATTATTTAATTGGCTAACAAGCCTATCCAAAGTAATACTATTAATAAACCAATTACAATTTCTTTATCAAATTTTTTCATTTTTTTGAATTAATATAATTATAAACTCTACCAAATTGTTTATTAATAATAAACAATTCTCCTTTAATAGTTGCTGTAGTTTCTTTTAATTCAACAACAGAAATTAACACCCATGTACTTAATCCCATCAGTATAGTTCCTAACGTTGCGATTAACCATTTGATGTCTATTTTCATAAATTATCTGCACTTCCATCTTCGTCTTGCTTGTCTTAATCTAGAATTAGGGTCTTTTGCAGCATTAGGAAACATTTTCATTTGTCCTGCTGATCTTGCACAAAAAGATTTTCTTCTTGCAGCACGTTTAGGGCCAGGATTACTTTCTGTAACTGCTGTAGTTAGTTTAGATCCTGGATTCATTCTTCTGTAAGCTTTTACTCCAGCCGCAGTCATTCCTGCTCCTGATTTAGTAGATCTAAAATTTTTTTTATTTTTAGGAGGCATTCCTCCTTTAGCTACACCAACAGGTTTAATTTCTTCTTCTTCTACATATTCTTGTAGTTGACCATTATTTTTACCTGTAGGCAATTGTGTAATGTTTGCGTAGTAATCTAAAAGATTACCTGGGACTGCAAAAGGATTTTTAGCCATTTAAATTACGGCTGTTGCGATACTAAGCCTGATCCTGAATATTTGTCTGTAAATACAGTATATGCTGTGATATTAGTTTTAGTATGACAGTAAATACCTTGTGGAAATACAATTCCATCTTCTGGAAGATTTAAAGTATATACATCACTATTTGGCACATCTACAGTTAATAATATAGTTCCAGTGCTTGATCCAGTTGATAATGAAAGAACTCCTGCTCCTCCTCCATCGGAAGCAACAGAAATAGCTCTTAATCTAATTGAAGGTGCAACAATAGCGGTTGCTCCTGGAGCAGCTGCCGATCTAGTTGCTTGAATATCACATTTAAATCCCATAATTCCTCTATTGTATATTTAAATTGTGGGGACGTAAATACGTCCCCACAAAAGTCTTATTGATTATGCTCCTTGTGAACCGAAGATTCCTCTAGGATCAGACCAACCGAAGCTGTATCTTTCTCTAGCTTTAAATCTAACGTTTCCAGTATCAAAGTCACCTTCAATAGCAGTTTTGATAGCGCTTCTTACAAAGTGCTTCATGCCATTTGGTGCATCAGTAAGGATAAAGAAAGCATCAGTGTCAGTCAAGAAATGATTAACTCTGTAACCTTCTGGTACCATACCCATGTTCATCATCGCGTTGATATCGTTTTTAGCGTACGCGTTTGATCCACCAGGTGTAGTTGATAGAGGAGATTTTAAGATTCTCTCAGCAGTAAATTGCAATTCTTTTGGAATTACTAATTTTCTACCTATAGTAGCAATCTTTAATCCTCTTTCGTCAACAAATGCTGCGATGTCAATCAGAGACTGCTCTAAAGAAGTTTCTGATAAGTCAGCTGCTGTAGACAATATGTTTCTGAAAGATCCACCATTAGACAGAGGGTGATCGTTAGCTAATAAAGCTTTTCCGTCACCACCTGGGTATGATGAACTAAAACCATTGTTTAGTACATTAGCCGCAGTGATTTGTTTAGTTTGAGACATTGAACGAGCAAGTGCTCTAGTGTATCTAGATGCCAATCTGTCGTACAAGTTATCTTCAATAGCTTCCTCAGTAATAGCAAAAGCAAGTGCTACTGTATTATGAGTGTATCTAGAAGTGTAAGCTTCAGATGCTTGGTCAAAATTAACCATTGCACCTTCAGATTTTACTGCCGCAGCACCAAAACCTGTTAGCATTACTTCTTCTTCGAAAGCTCTGTCAGATGACTCAGTCATGAAGATTTCTGCATGTTCATTGTCATATCTGTTGTATTCCAGGCCGAATAGTGCATTCAATCCTGGCTCTAGTTCTTTAACTAGTTGTGATCGTGATATAGCCATTATTTATTCTCCTATTATAAGCCTACACCATTTCCACCATAAGAGTAGAAATGATTGTTGATTCTTACAAGAACATCAGCGTTCACAGAACCAGCTGTATCGTTACCTACATCTTGAGAGATGTCGATAGCTTGAACTGCAAATGTATTTGCAACTCCTGATACAGAGTAATCTAATTGAACTTTTGATATACCTGTTTGAACATTTCCACTCACGTTAGTGATTGAAAAGTTCTTAAAGATGTCTGCTACAGCGAATGCTCCATCAGAATCAATTGAATAAACTACTTCTGGATCATCAATGACTGAAGCGATGATTTCGCCTTGAGTCGGTGTGATTCCACCAGGATAGTAGTTCTTCCAAGTTGGTTTCTGAGTAGTCGGATCGTTGTAGAACACCCCGTTAAATACTCCAACAACAGCATCAGAAGTGTTAGCAGTAGCTCTTTGGATAAATCCTGTAGAAGTTGGTATTACCAAATCCCCTTGAAATATCGCAGTGCCGTAACCTGCTTTAATTCTGTATCTGTTCTGAGCATTTATAAACGGAGAGCCATCTAACTTTCTTACTGGTCTAAGACCATATTTTTCAGCTACGTTAGCCATATTGTTAGTACTCCTTTTTATATTTGTTTCAGTTTATTTTGGGATGGTTATTGTCACAAAATTAGGACTTACTTCCACCACCAAAAGATACACGAGATTGTCGATTAATATTAATCGGCATCTCAGGTCGTTGCTCCTTCATGACATCATGATCAACCGCTTCCATTTTATCCTGAGTAATTTTACTAAAATACTCAGAG